CGAATAGTTTCTTCATTCTCATTCTCCGTCAGGGATAATGGCGCCGTCGCCAATGGTAGAAGATAGGGCTTTATCGCAGTGGCCAGGATTGATCCAGTTTAAGAACTTGCATAGCACGCAGCCCCACTGTCTGCCGGCATTTCGCGCCTTCGCCGCGCGTTCGCTGATCGTTTCGTTCGGGGAACCACCGAATAACGTATTCCCGGCCTCATCTAGCAGGACTAGCCAGTTCAGGAAATAGCGGCCGATCTTGTTCATTGCTGCGCTCCCGGAGGCGTCGATTTGGCGAGAAGGTCATTGACCTGCGTGGTGTCACTCGTGCTGCCGAACCAGAAGTGAACGACGACTAGCCATACAGTGCCAAGCGTGCCTGTTGCAGAATAAATCAAGGCCTTGGCACCTTCCGGAACCGGGTAGACAAACAGACCGATCAATAAACCGAAGAAGCCAGCAGTGATGAGAAACGTGAGCCATGCCGGCACAATCGATTTATTAGCCGTCTGCATATCGCGAGCGCTGATCGTATCCTGCACCTTCAGCGACGCCAGAGTTTCCACATCCTTGAACCCAGCTTGGGCCATCGCCAAGGCATAATCTTGATCTTTTGCCCGCATAGCCGCCAGTTGCTCAGGTGTAGCACCGCTAATCGCCGCAGCAATAGCATTCTGCCTGTCATCGGTCGAGGCATCCGATTTCGGTGTCAGGCCAAATACCGATTCAAGCGCAGCGAGACCTCCTCCTACGAGGGGGCCACCTAGAACGGTTCCAATAGTCGGAGCAAGTTTAACAACGACATTGAGTGCATCTGTCCAACCTGACATGATCATGCTCCTTTCACGGTAGACCAATCCATATCAGCTCCCCAACAAAAACAAGGCGCGTTCCGCATCGCGGCGTTTTACAAGACCCGGAAGCGTTACGCCTGCGGCATGGATCCATTTTCCGAACTCGCTGGACGCAGCCTGAGCATCGCCAGAATTAAAAAGACGGAGAAGCGTAGAATTCGAAAGCGCGGTCAGTCCGAGGTTGTAGGAAAAATCCGCCAACGCGCCCTTCTGTTCATCAGTCATCGGTACCTTAACGATCATATCGAGTTGGCCACCGATAGTGCGCATCCGATTGGTGAGATCCGAGTCAGCCTGATCCTGCGTCCATACCGTGTCGCGGTTGATGCCATAACCGGTAGCACCGTAGCCAATCGTCGGAACGAGCCACCCTTTAGCCGGATCAGGATAGGCTTTCAGCTCACATCCCTCGAATTGCTTGGCAAGACCTATTGCCATATCGAGCCAGTTCATTGATTTTCACCTCCAGTGAGAACTTTCAGGATCCGCTCGTCGCCTTCTTTCAAGGCTTGTAGTAGAGCGCGATGGTCAAGCAACATGTCTCGCTGGGCTTCGGCAATCAGAAGAACGCCCTTGAGCGTCTTGTCTTGAGCCTCGGAGAGTTCTAGCAGCATCCCCAAGATTCGCTGCTGCATTTCAGCCATCGCAAGCAGATTTTTCACTCCATCCCATATCAGCCTGAGCAAGCGAAGTGTTTCTTCTGCGGCAACTGTAATCACAGCGCTAGCAATAGAAGCTTCGCTAGACAAACTTAAGTTCGTCCCGCCCCAATCCGGATCATATCCCCACGCATAGTGAAGAAATAGCGAACTGGCGATGAACGTAGATAGTGCTATCAAAAATATCTTCGGTGAGCGAAACCGTAGATAAATTCGATACAAGACCTTACCCATGCCGAAGTCCCAAGTATCCGATGACGATTTCACCAATGAACAGAATGACCATAGCCCAACTCATGCGTCGGTTAAAGCGAACTTCCTTGGATGCAACCATCGCTGAGCGCTCAGTTTCAAGATCAACAACACGCTGACCATAATGGTCAAGTCGTTCATTCAGGAACTCGTCTCTGTCGAGGCGTTCGCGTATATCGCCCCGCAATGCAGCGATATCCTCTTTGGTGGCGATCGATTCACGCAGTTCGCTCATGAATTCATTGAGACGCTCAATATTTTCTTCAGCTTTATCAAGGCGTTGTGCGTCGTGGGCGCGCTGTCGCCGGATATCTTCGATCTCGGCTGCAAGTTTTTTATCGGCAGCATGAAGTTCTTCAAAGGTAAACATGAAATCCCCGTTATCCGTGTTTTATATGAAATTAAGCGCCGGCAGTATTGACCGACCATCCAAACCCAAGATTCGATGTTGCTGAAGCATTGGAAGAGATGGTAAAAGTGGTTGCCGTGACAGCACTCACCCAGAAGTTTGAGATCCCGGCTGCGCCAGGACTTCCGGTCGCCGTCAACTGGATTTCATATCCTTGAGGCTGAACATCAAGTCCGTGAGAAACCACAATGGACGAGTTCCCGGAAAGAAGGGTTGCGCTGCCAGAGTTCGATGTTTTGTAGCCGACATTGTGGTGGATGTACTTGCCAGGGCTTGACGAACTTCCGTCAAAAATATTTCCGGCATTTCCACGAATATCACAGTCAGCAATAACGAAATTCGTCGATGAACCTGAATCAATCGTGATTCCATGACCGCTATTTCCTGTTCCACCACCAAAGTTTCCAAGCGACGCACCGATAATCGACCAATCACTTTGATTTGCGCCTACATGAACTCCATTGGAGTTTTGCTCAAAAACACCACCTAGGATTCGGAAGTCATCACCTTTGGTAAGCAAGATCCCATCACCCATATTGCTGACGCATTGAGGATCGATGAAATGAATACTCGAACACGAACCAGTACCGGAATTATTAATTTCGCACCCATGAGAACCATTATTACCAAACCAGCAATTACTGAAACGTACATTACTTACACTTCCAGTAGATGATGGAATAATGAAAACTCCACGCTGGACATTACTATCAAAAAATGTATTATCTGACCACACTGCATAAGCGAGTTGAGAAGCGCCAGGGGAAATAATCATGCCAGTCCCTTGGTGCTGGATCTCGCATTGTACAATTCTTAGATCATTAGTTTGATTAACAACAATACCAAAAGAAGGCTGACTTCCAGAGGGCGCATCCATAACAATATTCATGACCAACTGGTCGAACCCTGACGAATTAGCGCCGATAACGATAGAGCGCCCAACTGTGGCTACAGTATTGCGAATCTGTCCATCTCGTATAACAGCAATAGTCGAGCTAAAACTTATTGCTGTATATGCTCCAAAGACAGAGAAATCTCTAAGTGTATGGGTAGCACCCGAGGTAAAGTTAAACGTCGTTCCGCCCGTCCTAGTGACGCTATGAACAATATTCAATCCGGCTATTTCAATATCAGAAGCAGAGATATCGAACAAATCATCAGTCGGAGAATTGCATGTTAACGTAGTGCCATATTCAAAATCACCAAGAAGCTTGAAATTATTAACAGAAATATTGATAGTTCCGGCGATTAGATAATTTCCGGCAGGAACGTATAGACAATGGCCTGACATATTAGCGATTGCATTGTTGAAAGCCGAAGTATCATCGGTAACGCCATCTCCTTTCGCCCCAAAATCTTTTACAGTAACAAAATCCTGAAGCCTAGATTTAACGGTTCTGGTTACCGCATTTGAACTGCCCTGGTTATATGATAATTTGCTTGACTGAATACCTGCATTTAGAGCAACGCTTGCGTCAGTAACACTTCCCGACCCCGGGGTTCCTATAGCAATCGTATTTCCTACTTTAATATTTACTTCATTTACACCAATTGGAATCGCCGAATTAAATGTCACGACAGTTCCTGAAACAGACCATGTATCAGGAGTCTGGTAGACACCATCAAAAAAGACCCACAGATTTGCCGGGGATCCTGGGGAAGATGAAATCGTGAGAGTCGTCGTAGTGCCCGGAGTGAAACCAGTCCCAGACAAATAGGCGTTGTCGGTCATGTTCCCGATTAGACCGCTGCTCGTATCTTCCGTGATTTGGTCCCAGATCAAGTTGTTAAACTGATCATAGACGACCTGCCGATAAGTACCCGCCCCCCAGATCAATGCTTGCCCGTTCGCATCT